GTCGCTCGCGCGCGCCGAGAATCGGGCGTAAGACCGTGCCGTACGCGGATCCGAAGAAGCAGAGGGTCGCGAATCGTGAGGCGCAGAGGCGTCATCGGGCGAAGCGTGGTCTGACGGTGGAGAGCCTGGCGGAGGCGGTCCGGGACGCGGATTCGTTGCCTGAGCCTCCTTCCAGGGATGTTTTGCTGCGGGCGCTGGGGGTTCAGGCGTTGGAGGGGAATGTGCCGGCGATCCGGCTTCTACTTGAGGAGTACCGGCGTGACGGCGACAGCGACGAGCAGCAGGCGGGGAACGCGATCGACGAGCTCGCGGCCCGGCGAGCCGGCGCCGCTTGACGATTTCGCCCGGTTTTGTGGGGCGTTGACGTTGGAGAACGGGGCGGCGTTGGAGCTGCTGCCGTTCCAGCGGGTGATGCTCACGGATTTCTTCTGCGGGTGCACGGAGACGCTGATCCTGGTCCCGAAGAAGAACGGCAAGTCGACGCTTCTGGCGGCTATCGCGCTGTTCCATTTGCTGATGACGGCGGATGCGGAGTGCGTGATCGCGGCGTCGTCGAGGGACCAGGCGGAGATCATGCTCCGTCAGGCGAAGGGGTTCATTCGCCGGTCGGAGGCGTTGCAGCGGCGGATGGAGGTCAACCGGCGGGAGATCCAGTCGCTCGTCGATGATGGCCGAATCAGGATTTTGGCGTCGGACGCTGACACGGCCGATGGCGTGATCCCGACGTTGGCGCTGGTGGACGAGCTGCACCGGCACAAGTCGGCGGACATGTACGGGGTATTCCGTGACGGCCTCGGCCCGCGGTCCGGCCGGATGATCACGATCTCGACGGCGGGGGATGATGTGGACTCCCCGCTTGGCCTGATGCGGTCGGCGGCGTACAAGCTGCCGGTGTTCGAGCAGGACGGCCCGTACCGGTATGCGCGGGCGGGGAACGGCGAGTATGTGCTGCACGAGTGGGCGCTGGATGACTCGGCGGACCGTGCGGACATGACGGTGGTGAAGACCGCGAACCCGGCTCCGTGGCACACGCTTGAGGCGTTGTCTCGCCGGCATGACTCCCCGTCGATGACGCCGTGGCAGTGGGCGCGGTTCGCGTGCGGCGTCTGGTTGCAGGGGGAGGACACGGCTATCAGCCCCGCGGAGTGGGCGGCGTGCGGCACTGACGAGGGTCCGCCGGACGGGCTGTCGTGGTCGGTCGGTGTCGACCTCGCGACGAAGGAGGACACGACCGCGATCGTGCCGCACGCGTTCGACGGTGACGGCGTCGCTTGGCTGGGTGTCCCGGCCGTGCTGGTGCCGCCGGCGGCGAAGGGGCAGGGGTTGACGACCCGGGAGATTTTGGACGCGATCAAGGCCGTGGTGGGCCGGTACGACGCTGGCACGGTCGTGATCGATGAGGAGCGCGGCGGTGACCTTCTCGGGTCGTCGCTGGAGGAGGAGTGCCCTCACCTTGATGTGGCGTTGCATTCGCAGAAGCCCGCGCCGATGGCGCAGGCGTCTGAACGGTTTTACACGGCGATCCGGGACTTGAAGCTCCGGCATCCTCGTGACGAGACGCTTACGCGGCATGTGCTGAACGCGCACCGCCGCTCGACCTTCGATGGGCGGTGGTCGTTTGTGAAGGAGACCAAACAGTCCCGGAAGGTGATCGACGGCCTGATCGCTGCGGCGATGGTGCATAACGTCGCGGTTGACGCTGTGGGCGCGGCGGATCAGAGCGTGTGGGTGTTCGGCTAGATGGCGTGGCTCGCGGAGCTGACGCTCGAGACGGTGATCGTCCACACGAAGACCGGCATGTCGTTCAAGGGGATCAAGCAGACCGTGTACGAGGACTGTCTCGTGCTGCGTGACGCCCGAGTTCTGGAGGATGAGGGCATGTCCAGGGTGTTGAACGGCGAGGTTACGATCCCCCGCGAGAACGTGGACTTCATCCAGCTTGTGGGAGCTGACGCATGACCACGATCCAGACCGCCGACGGCCGGCTGCTCCGGGCGCAGCGCCCCGCCGGGGCGAGCCTCACCCAGTCGGGCGGGTTCCCGACCGTGTTCCCCGCGATGTGGTCGGACGGGGAAAGGATGCCGAACGGGCTGACGGACAGCCTGACCGGGGTGATGACGTCGTTTGACCGGCTCTACCGGTCCCAGCCCATTCTTGCGGGCGTCATCGACCTGATCGCGTTCCGTGCCTCCTCCCTGCCGTTCGCGGCGTTCACGGCCAGCCAGGACGGGTCCCGCACCCCGGTCCCCCGGTCCGACAGTCTCGCGACGTTGCTGCGCCGCCCCCGGCCGCGGGCGTCTACGGTGCACCTGCTCAACCACGTGTTCACGTCGCTGTTCGTTCACGGGAACGCGCTGGTCGCGAAGCTCCGGTCGCACGGCGACCCGGACCTGCCGCCGGACATGCTCTGGCCGCTGGACTGGTCGCAGATCACGGCGTACGGGGAGCAGGGCGGCGACATCGAGCAGTGGGGGACGTTCCAGTTCGGCAGCACGGAACTGTTCACGAGCGTGGAGAACACGATCCATGTGGCGTGGCCTGGCCCGGACGGCAGCCCGATCGGCGTGTCTCCGCTGGAGAAGCTCGGCACCACGATCCAGACGGAGGATGCCGCGCAGAAGTACCAGACCGCGAACTTCCGGAACGGGATCCGTCCCTCCAATGTGGTGTCGTTCGAGGCGAAGCTGTCCAAGGAGGCACTCGCCCGGAACCTCGCTGCGATCGAGGCGATGCACAAGGGCGTTCACCAGGCCGGCAAGACCCTGGCGGTCACCGGGGACACGAAGGTCGCCCCGCTATCGATGACCGCCGTCGAGGCGTCCCTGATCGACCAGCGCCGCCTCAACCGCGAGGAGGTCGCGATCGTGTTCGGGCTCGGCGGCCCGTCACTCGAGGCGGTGTCGAACGGGTCGCAGGGGAACGTGACCGAACGGTTCCGGGCGTTCTACCGGGACGTGCTCCCCCCGTGGGCGTCGCTGGTGGTCGAGACGTTCGAGACCCAGTTGATCGACCCGGAGCCGGCGTGGATGGACCGGCTGGTCCGGTTCGACTTCAGCGACAAGCTCCGCGGCGAGCCGAGGGAGAACGCGGAGACGCACAAGATCCTTGTGGAGGCCGGCATCGAAACCCGGGATGAGGCACGCCCGGAGTTCGGCCGGGCACCGGTCGGCGGGAACGCCGCCGAGCTGACCGTGAACGCGAACAACCAGGCGACGATCAACGCGCTCTCCAGTGAGCCGGTTGACCTAGCCGCTTCCAAACCGCCCCTCGGAGCGTCATCCGAGTAGGAGGCAGAATCATGGCTGAAGAGGCCACCCAGCAGACGCAGGACACGAACGGCAAGCCCCCCGAAGCGGACGGCGAGCAGGGCGGGGAGGATCAGCGGATCCCGTACGCCCGGTTCGAAGAGGTCAACAAGCGCGCCAAGCAGGCCGAGAAGGAGCTCGAAGACCTCCGGAACCGGCTGAACGAGTTCGAGGACCGCGACAAGAGCGAGGTCGAGCGCGCGCAGATCCGGGCGCAGCGCGCGGAGCAGCAGCTCAACGAGATGATGGGGAAGGTCACCGTCATGGAGAAGGGCGCGTGGATCCGGTCCGCCGCCGCCGAACTGAACTTCCATGACCCGGAGGACGCCGTCTCGCACCTGCGGGAGCAGCTCGCCGGCCTCGAAGACCACAGCGACGCGAAACGGCTGGTCCGGAACCTCGCGAAGAACAAGAAGCACCTGGTCCGTGACGACAAGCCGCAGCAGCAGAGCCGGCCGATCGGGCAGATGTTCGCCGGCGACCAGGTCCCCAGCCAGCAGCAGGCCGCCGCGGGGAAGTCGCCGCAGCAGCAGGCCGCCGAACGCGAGCTCGAGTTCGCGCAGGGGCTCAGCCAGCAGCTCTCCCGGTTCCGTGAGGGCTGGCACCAGGCGGGCGGGATCATCTAGAAATGGATGCTCTGGACCGTGCCGCCTCCCTCATGGGCGAGGCGGTCCGGGAACGCGACGAAGCGGTCCGCCGGCGTGACGCCGCTCTCGTGGAGGCGCAGCAGGCCCGCCGCGACTACCAGCACGCGCAGAACACGATCGACCAGTTGAAGTGGACGGTCACCAAGCTTGAGCAGCGAGCGAAGGTCGCCGAGGAGGCTGCGGACAGGTCACGCCGCGCCATGCTCGACCACGCTGCCAGAACGTAGTAACGGGCACCCGCCCCCGCCTCTCGGAGCGTTATCCGCAGTACCTGGGTCCCGGTAGTCACACACCCAGAACAAGGAGCACCGAACCATGGCAAACCAGATTCCCTTGCTCGAAGGGACTGCTGGCGCCGGTGGCTACCTCGTTCCCGACAACTTCAACGGTCTGCTCTTCGAGCGTGGCCTGAACCGCAAGAGCGCGGTTCTGTCCATGCCCGGCCTGCGTGTCCGTCGAGTCAACGGGAAGCGGGAGAAGTTCACCGAGTACGTCGGCCGTCCCACCGTCGCGACCGTCGCCGAGGGCGCTGACAAGCCCGCCACCGGCGCCGAGTACGCGGAGGTCACGTGCGACATCGTGAAGGCCGCGACCATCGTGATGTACACGGAGGAGCTGATCGAGGACGCGCAGGACGACCCGACGGTCCTGATCAACCAGGACGTCCGGGCCGCTTTCGCGGACTACATCGACAGCAACGCTCTCGGCCGGAACGCCGCGGGTACGATCGTCGGCGCGTTCAACTCCGAACTGTCGGAGACGACGCAGACCGTCGAACTCGGCGCCACGAACGACCGGGTCGCCCTGGCCGTCTCCGCGGCGATGGGGCTCGTCGAAGCGAACGGGTACACGCCGACGGGAATCATCCTCGTCCACGACGCCCGCCAGCACTTCCGTGACGCACGCATGGCCACGGAAACGACGCAGCAGGTGTACTCGAGCGCGGAGGGCCAGTTCGTCCAGCCCATCCCGTCCCTGTACGACCTGCCGATCGGGTACACCACGAACCTGCAGACCCTCGCTGGCGCCGCCGCCGTGGGCCGTGTCGTCGGCATCGTCGGCGACTTCTCGCAGGCGCTCCTCGCGATCCGGAACGACATCCGGATCAAGTTCAGCGACCAGGCGACCGTCGACGTCGGAGGCACGCAGCACCGCCTCTGGCAGCAGAACAAGGTCGCTTCGCTGTGGGAGACCCGGCTCGGGTTCGTCGCGCACGACCTGAACCGTGCGTTCGCCGCCATCATCAACGCCGCTTGACCCTCAGCGGGGCTTGAATCGCCCCGCGTACATGCAGGGTCGGGAGCAGAAGCGCCTGCGATGGGCCTCGGCTCGGGGCGCGAGGAACTTGTCTCCGCATTCAGCGCAGGTGAGTTCTTCCGCCCTGACCCGCCCGCGGCGGTTGGGCGCGGTGATGTAGTGCTCGTCGTCCCGTACCCCATCGGTGCGGTGACGACGGGTATTGCATCGCGTGCAGGCCGGTACGAGGTTGGTCACGTCGTTGTTCTGCGGGTCGTTGTCGAGATGGTCGACCGTTAGCGCAGTCCCACCCCCGCCTTGGCGTCGAGACCACGAAACCGTCTTGCCGCACCAGTGGCACGAGTGTGTCCCCGGGCCTATCACGTCGTAGAGCACGGCCCGGTGTTCTAAGACAGTTCCCCAGGCCGTGGCGAGAGGATGGTCCGGGGCGAGCAGAAACCTATACGCCATGCGTTGATGATAGACGAAAGCGAGGCGAAACATGGCAAGCAAGGATCCGTCGGTCCGCACCCTCCGGGGTGCGGCACCGGAGTACCCGGAGGGCACGCACCCTCCGCACCCGCCGTCCGAGCAGGACTGGGGCCCGTACCGGTTCAGCTACAGCGACATGCCGGCGGAGGACAAGCCGGACGAGTCCACCGTGGCGCAGGTCATGGACTCCGACCCGCTCGAGGACGACGCCGAGAAGGCGCGCGAGCAGGACCAGAAGGACGCGGCGAAGGCCGCGAAGGCCAGCAAGTAGTGCCGGCCACGGAAACGGCGGGCGGGAGCAGTCCCGCCCGCCGACCCGGCCGCCCGCCATCCGCAGCCCGGACGTTGGAACGGGTCCGGGCGATCCTTCAGGAAACGTGCGAGCAGGACGGGCAGGGCCCGAGCTCGCAGGAGGTCGCGCGCCGTAAGGCGTACCGGGCCGGGATCAACCGGGCGCTCGCCGAGATCGACCGGGCCGCCCGGGACTAAGCCTTTCCATCCCCCCCGAACCGCGAAAGGGGGGGTTATGGGCCGCGATTTCGTTGTCCCCGCCGACTGTCCGCTCACCGAACTCGAGCTGCGCACCATTGCGTGGACGGCGACGGGCCGTTCCCGCAAGCAGGTGGGTGTGAAGCTGGGTGTGGTGCCGAGCACGGTCCGGAACACGCTGGTCCGGGTCAACCGGAAGCTCGGGACCCCGACCGCGAGCGCGGCGGCGATCATGTGTTTCCGGCGCGGCTGGTTCGGCCACCCGCCAGAGCCCGTAGTCGACCCGCCGCCCCCCGAGAACACGTTCGAGCGGGCGTACCTGGAAGCGTTCGACGAGCATCTGCGCACCCGGTCGGAGGGGTCGCGCAGGGCGATGCGGTGCGTGCTGATGGGGATGCAGGCCCGCCAAGACTTGCCGGTCACGGCGCGCCGGTCCGCGGAGGACCCGCTGGACCGGCTGCTGCGGCTACTGACAGGACCCTGAAAGGGAGACACGTTCTTATGCGACGTCACATCACGACGGCTGTCCTGGCGTTCCTGATCGCTCTCACCGCCGGCGCCGCCGCTGCGGACCGGCTCCCCGGCCCAGGCGACCCGCACGCCGCTGCTGCTGCCGGCGACCGGTTCCTGGCGGGGTGGGAGCGGTGGGACCAGCGCCACCGCGAAGGGCTCAAGCCGAGACGGTCGGTGCGCGGCCAGCGCCGGTTCCTCACCCGGGCCCGCAAAGCCCGCGTGAGGCTGCGCCGCAACCCCAGGGCCACCGCCGCCGCCGTCGTGACCGTCCCGCCGGGCGGGAACCTCACCGCCGCGTACAACAACGCCGCCTCCGGGGACACGATCCAGTTGCAGGCCGGCCAGTACGGGAACTGGTCGACGCCGACGGGTGTGAAGGTCGTCACGGTCCGCGGCGTCCCCGGGACGAAGTTCCGGACCCTGGACATCCATGCGGCGAACATGACGTTCGACGGTGTCGAGGTCGACGCCCAGTTCGCCGTCACCGCCGGCCTGGAGACGCACGGGGTCAGCGGCTTCACGTTCCGTAACGGCCGGGTCGGGAACGTCATGGACGAGAAGGGCGCGCTGGTCGGCGGGAACGTCGACCCGACCCCGCTGAACATCCTGTTCGACAACGTCGCGTTCCATGACGTGCTGCTACGGACCGACGGGGTCCACAACGAGTGCGTCTACAGCCAGGCCGCCGGGCTGACGGTCCGCAACAGCACCTTCACGAACTGCGCGACCATGGACCTGTTCATGACCCGCGGCGACTGGTGGGGCCAGAAGCCGTACGGCAACACCCGGATCGAGAACACGACGTTCGACAGCCCCCGGTTCGAGAACGGCCAGTGCTGCCACTACTACTCCGTGATCTACGGCGGGATGGGGACGGCGTCCACCCCGAGCCCGAACAACGTGTCCGTCGGGAACCGGCTGATCCAGCCGGTGCCGGACCGCGGCGTCGTCGCGACGTCCTACCCGCTCGGTGCGGGGTCGTTCGAGCAGTGCAACTCGCCGGTCTGGAACGTGCCGGGGATGGAGCGCCGGACGTGCGGCACCCCCGAACCCACCCCCACCCCGACCCCGACCCCTACGCCGACGCCGACCCCTACGCCTACCCCGACGCCGGAGCCGACGCCGACACCGACACCGACGCCGGACCCACCGTACGACCCGGCTTGCCGGCCGGACTGCGACCAGACCATCACGGACCTCGAGGCGCAGGTCGCCGCGCTGCAGGCGAAGATCGCTGCGGCCCGGGCCGCGCTCGAGTAACGGGATGGTGTACTGCGCGCAGGCGTGGCTCGCGTTCAGCACCGCCGTGCGCCGCGACGCGGTCCTCGCCGACATCCAGGACCGGGTCGCGGCCAAACCCCGCTGGGGGGTGAGCGAAGCCGAGCCGGCGTGGTTCCGGTTCGGGGAGCACGGCATCCGCGTGTCGATGCGGTTCACCGCCCGCCCGGACGCCGACGACCTGCTCGCGAGGGTGGAAGCGTTCGCGGTCGGGCAGCGCGCCCCCCTCCCAGGGTCCACGATCCAGATCCACGCGTGCCCGCACGACGAAGACGTCGGCGCCTGCCCCACCCCAGACGCCTCGAGGACGTGGTGACGTGAGGGGGGATGGGTTTATGGGTGTCGAGAGCCAAAGGGGCGTGGCGGTTTCGTGCGCGGCTCGTCGCCGTGATGCTTGCGCCAGCGAACGCAGGCCTGGCATAAACCTCGAGCCCCAGGGCGTACGTCATCGCGGGCGCAATCGCGACAGGCGTAATACACCGTTCCATCCCTGGAAACGCTCCACGCCTTCTCCCGTACCTCTTTGGGGACCGCGCCGTCCGCTGCGCGCCTGGCCTTCTGGTATTCGCGGTCGTAACAACGGAAGCATCGACCACCTGCGGCGTGTTGCCGGTCGCTTTCCCCACATTGAGTGCATTGGTCCCACTGCTCAGCCCAGCGACCAGCCGACCGGTTCGGCCATTGCAGGTTGTTGTGATGGCGCGTGTGGGCACCTGGGCGAACTACGACGAGGTTCTCGGGCCGGTTGTCGTCCTTGACGCCATTGCGGTGATGCACATGCTCGCTCGTCAGGAGTTCGCGACCCAGGATTTGTTGCATGACCCAGCGGTGTTCGAGTGCCCAGCCGCGCTTATGGAAGGCCTTGCCGTAGAGGCGGATGTAACCCTGCGGATCTTTCCAGCGGCGTCCGGTTGTCATCTACCGCATCATACCAAGGGCGGTGGGTGTCATTTCTAGACTTTTCGACGGGGTCGACGATCAGGTCCAATGGTCGATCGGCGGATGCAACCTCACCGGCGCGCTCACCCTCGCCTGCGTCATCAAACTCGACGCGGGCGTGTCGTGGCAGTCCTACCTCGGCAACGACCACGCCACCACCGGCTCGGACCTGGCGATGAGCCGGTGGAACACCGGCGAAATCGGGATGGTCCGCGGCGGCGGCGCGGGCGGCGCATCCAAGGCGATCTCGCACTCCAGCGCGGACGGGTGGATGCTGATCGCGGTCACGAAAGCGTCCGGCACCACGACGCCGACGTTCCACAAGTACCCGATCGGAGGGTCCCCTACCCACACCGCCGGCGACAGCACGCTCGCCACGTTCTCCACGCAGGCGACGGTCGTGTTCGGCCAGATCGACGGCGCCGACTTCTTCAAAGGCCGCCTGTTCGCGTGCGCGGAGTTCGCGGCCGCGCTCAGCAACGCCGACATCGAATCGCTGGTGACGACGTTCACCCGCACCAACTGGCTCGCCAAAGGCGCCGTCGGGCTCTGGGACGAAAACGACGCGTTCGCGACGGACCACACCGGCAACGGGGCGTCCCGCACGCTGCTGACCGGGACCACGGATGACGCGGACGACCCTGCGGACGCGGCCGGGTGGGCGGCCGGCCCGACCCAGGTGTTCCTGCCTGACGCTGACACCACGACGACCGGGTGGACGACCACCCCCTTGTTTTCGAAGATCAATGACGCTTCGGACGCGACCGTCATCACCGGGGCGCTCAGCTAATGCCCGCCGTAGCGGCGGTCACCGAAGGCGGACTCACCGGCGCCGGGACCAGCCTCCCCGTCACCCTGCCCGCCAGCGGCAGCGCCACCGACGTCTACATCGTCATCATCGCCAAGGGTTCCGTCGTCGCGACGATCAACACCCTCACCGACTGGGGGGAGGTGCTCGACGAGAGCACGGCGGCGGGGCTCGCGGTCCTGCACTACACCGGGACGGGGGTCCCGGGCGACCCGACGTTCACGCAGTCCGCGTCGTCCCGGTCAGTGTGGGGCGCATACCGGATCACCGGCGCCGACCGCACCATCGCCCCGCAGGTAGGGACGACGGCGTCCGGGACCAGCACCACCCCTGACCCGCCGTCGGTGACGGTCACCGGCGGCCCGAAAGACGTGCTCGCTATCGCGTGCTTCGCAGCGGCCGGGGAGCTCGCGGACACCGACACGCTCGTTACGACGTTCCCGACCAACTACACGGACGGGCAGATCGAGAAGACCGGCGGCATCAGCGGCTCGAACCTCGCCGGCCTGCTCGGCTCGGCCGCCCGGCAGGCCGCCGGCGCGAGCGCGGAGAACCCGGGGACGTTCACCCAGAACGCGTCCCGGGCGTGGCGGGCACAGACCGTCATCGTCCACCCCGCCCCGACCGCCACCACGGTCGCGGCCGTGTCGCTGGAGTCCCAGCCGACCCCGGACACCCAGACGTTCCACGCGATCAAAGCCCGGGCCCGCAAAACCGCCGGGGCCGGGACCGTCACGTTCAGCGCCGCCCTGTACGAAGGCGCGACGAACAGGTCCGGAGACCTCACCACCGCAGCGTTGACCGCCAGCCTCGCGGACTACTCGCTGGCGATCCCGGACGCCAACGCCGCGAACATCACCGACTACAGCAACCTCGAGCTCCGGTTCTGGGGCAACTCGAGCACGGGGGACATGGTCAGTGTCGAGGTCGCGAACCTCTACCTCCAAACCCCGGAGGGCACCGGGGCGGTAACGAACAACCTCGCAGGCACCATCGCGTCCGCTTCGACGGTCACCGGGACGCTGACCGTGACCGGGGCTCTCGCCGGCACGGTCGCGTCCGCTAGCACCGTCACCGGGACGCTCACCAACACCGCGCCCGGGATCGCGCTCGCAGGCACCATCGCGAGCGCCTCCACGGTCACCGGGCACGTCACCGTCACCAAGCCGCTCGCAGGCACCGTCGCGAGCACGAGCACGGCCACCGGCGCCGTCGTGGTGCAGCGCCCCCTCGCGGGCACCATCGCCAGCGCGTCGATCGTTACCGGCGCCGCAGCGAGCCTCCGGGCGCTCGCCGCGACCGTAGCGAGCACGTCGACGGTCACCGGCCAGGTCACGGTCACGAAACTCCTCGCCGGGACCATCGCCTCAGCGTCAACGGTCACCGGGGCCCCAACCTACACCCGGCCGCTCGCCGGGACGGTCGCTTCGGATTCGACGGTCACCGGGACGCTGACGAACACCGCCCCGGGCGGCGTCGCGCTCGCCGGCACCGTGACCGCAACATCTACTGTTGAGGGCGCAATCACCGTCGAGCGTCCGCTCGCAGGAACCATCACCTCAACGTCAACGGCGACAGGGGCGGTGACGGTCACCCGGCCGCTCGCCGGCACCGTCGCGTCCGCTTCGACGGTCACCGGGACGCTGACCGTGGAAGCCGCCGGCGCCAACGTGCTACGCGGCACCATCGCATCCACGTCGACGGTGACCGGGCACGCAACGGTCACTAAGCCCCTGGCAGGGACGGTCGCATCCACCAGCACTGTCACGGGGGCGGCGGGGAGCCTCAGGCCGCTAGCCGGCACCGTCACCAGCTCGAGCACCATCACGGGGGCGGCAGGAGTCCGCGCGATCCTCGCCGGCCAGGTAGCGAGCACCAGCACCCTCACCGGCCACGTCCTCGTCTACCGGGACCTCGCCGGGACAGTCACCGCCACAAGCCTCCTGACCGCGACCCTCACCAACCAGGGTCCGGTCACCGCCGTAGGGCAACTAGAGGCCGGGCTGACGGCAGTGTTCACGGAAGGCCACGGGACAGCGGTAACGGCGGAAAGCGGCAGCACGATCACTATCAGCGAGTAACAAGGCGAGGAATCACATGAGCAGCTTCAGCGACTACACCGAAAACAAGGTGCTGGACCACATCGTCGGGAAGACGTCGTTCACCATGCCGTCAGTGTGGGTCGGCCTCTACACGGCCGCCCCATCCGACACGGGCGGCGGCACCGAAGTGACGGGCGGCTCCTACGCCCGCAAGAGCACCGCCGGCGCCGACTGGGCCGCCGCCTCGGGTGGCGCCACGAGCAACGCGAACGCGATCACGTTCGTGACCCCGTCCGCCTCGTGGGGGACCGTGACGCACTTCGCGCTGTTCGACGCCTCCACGGCGGGGAACATGCTCGCGTGGGCGCCGCTCACGAGCTCGCAGGCGGTCGGGACCGGCAACACCGTGTCGTTCGCCGTCGGCGACCTCGACATCACCCTCAGCTAGGCGGTGGGGTATGGAGCGCGTCGTCGTCAACCGCAGCTTTACGCTGTACAAGACGTTCTACGAGGGCGGCGTCGCTACCGACCCCGACTCGGCGCCCACCGTCACCGTCACGCGCGCCGACGGGACCGCCGTCACCGCGGGCGCCGTGACGGATGAGACGGCGGCGGGGACGTGGAGCGTCACCGTCCCCGCGTCCGCGAACGGCCTCCTGGACACGCTGACGGTGGATTGGGCCGCCCTGGTGAACGGGGAGTCGCAGGAGTACATCGACACCGTCGAGGTCGCCGGCGGGACCTTGTTCACCCTCGCGGAGTTCCGGGCGCTCGGGTCGGCGTACGCGAACACCACGAACTACCCCGACAGCAAGGTCGTAGACGCCCGCACGGAAGCCGAGCAGGAGCTTGAGGGCGCGTGCGGCATCCCGTTCGTGCCACGGTACGCCCGGGAAACGATCAGCGGCGAAGGCGCGACGGTCCTGCGGATCGGCGCGTGGTTCGGCGGACGCTTGCACGACGGGACACCCGTTCATTCGGTGCTGCGGTCGGCGACGGTCGACGGGACGGCGCTCACGGTCGGAGATGTCACCCTGGACGGTGGCGGCCTGTACTACCCGGGCGGGTGGACGCGCGGATACCGGAACATCACCGTCGTGTACGAGTACGGGGCGGCGTACGTTCCCAACCCGGTCAAGCGTGCCGGCCTGTTGCTCGCTAAGCAGAAGCTCACCCCGGGCGCCGCGGACGACCGGGCAATCAACATGAGCAACGACACCGGGACGTACGCGCTCATGCAGGCGGGTGTCCGCGGCCACCAGTTCAGCATTCCGTTCGTGCAGGCTGTCGCGGACGCGTACGACATGAGGGTCGGGGTCGCGTGACGCTCGAGGAGAAACTGTTCCGGCTTCACCGTGACGGCGGCACGCTCACCTGGCGTCGGTCTGACGGGACCGTCAAGGTCTACGACCTGCTGCCCGGGAAGGCGGCTTGATGGCTACCCGGGTCGTTGACGCCAAGGTCGCCCTCGTCGCGCTCCTCCAAGCCGTCACCTACCCCGGCACCCAGCCGGAAATCAAGTACGGGCAGCCGACCGAAGGGGAGGACGCCCCGTTCAACGGGGAGATGATCTTTCTCGGCGAGTCCCGCGCGAACGCCGCGCCGGTCGGGAACAACCGGCGGCGCGACGAGACGTTCAACCTCCGGTTCGTCGTCGACGTCGACCACGCCGGCGACGACGAGCAGACCACCGAAGCCAGGGCGTGGGAACTCCATGAGGCCGCGGAGAACGCCGTCTGGGATGACCCGACGATCGGCGGGACCGTGCAGCGCGTGGAACGTGTCGAGACGACGCAGGTGAACGTCCCGAAGCCGCAGGCGTGGCGTACCCAGCTTGTCGCTGATGTGACGGTCGTCGCAGCGCCCGTCTACTGAGTGTTGTCCCCGAGTCCCGTCTAGGAGGCGGTTCTATATGAGCAAGCGTGCCCGCTTCGACGGGCCAGCAGAAGCAGCCCCCGTCCACTGGCCTCCCGGCGAGGTGTACCCGGAGAAGGTGTGGACCGTCGAGAAGGGCCACTACCTGCCTGACGACGCCCCCGCGGCGCTCCGTGACGAGCTGACCGCCGGCCCGTACTGGACCGAGGTCGACTACACGCCCCCCGGCAAGGCCAAGGGCGACAGCAAGGACGGTGACAAGTAGCCATGGCTACCGGCAACGACTCAAGAATCGCGATCAGCAAAGAGGTCACGTACGGCACCCGGGTCGCCCCGGCGAGGTTCTTCCCGTTCACGTCCGAAACCCTGGCGTACACGTACCAGAAGTACGAGAGCCAGGCGCTCGGCGTCGGCAGGTGGACCCGGCCGAAGATCCGGACCACGAGCGGCGGTGAGGGCGCGATCGCGGGAGAGGTCCCCACCACGGGGTTCGGGTTCTTCCTCGACGCGCTCCACGGCAACGCGGTCACCCCGGTGCAGCAGGCCGCGACGACGGCGTACCTGCAGACGCACACCCTGGACACGCCACCGTCGAAGTCGTACAGCATCCAGGTGCAGACGCCGCCGATCAACTCGAGCACCCTCGTCCCGCACGACCTGCTCGGCGTCATGTTCGGCAGCATCGAACTGTCGTGGGATCAGGTGCTCACGTTCAGCATGAGCGGCAGCATCCAGAACCTCGACATCGCGCAGTCGAACGTGTCCTACGTGGCACCGACCGGCTGGAGCATGCTGTCGTTCCGTGGCGGCTCGCTCAGCATCGGCGGCGTGTCGCAGACCGAGCTGATCGGCGGCGGCAACCTCACGATCGGGACGGAGCTCCGCACCGGGGTGCACTACCTCGGCTCGGGCGGGCTGATGGCGAAGCCGGTGGAGAACGCGAAGCCGGCGGCGTCCGGGAGCGTGACGGCGGACTTCACGGGGAACACGCACCTGTCGCGGACGATCAACGACACGATCGCTGACGTGGTCCTCAGGTTCGAGGGTGCGACGATCGCGAGCACGTACGAGTACGCGTTGGAGGTCACGATCCCGGACTGCGAGTTCACGTCGCCCAGACCTACGGTGGAGGGCCCCGGGCCGGTCGCTCAGCCGATCAGCTTCAGCAACGCGTCCACGACCGGGGACCCGGTGGTCATCACATACACCAGCACCGACACCGTCATCTGATCGGTGATGGAGGCGCAGATCCGGACGGACGGGCTGCGCGACCTCCGCCGTGACTTCAAGCGCGTCGACCGTGACATCGACCGGGGACTGGTCGGTGACTTGCGGGACGAGGTCGCGAAGGTTGCGGCGGAAGCGTCCATGCTGGCACCCCGCCGCACGGGGGCGCTGGCCGGGTCGTACCGGCCGTTCGTGACGATGCGGGCGGCAGGTATCCGGTCACGGCTCCCTTACGCCGGCGTCCACGAGTACGGCGGGACGATCAGCCCGCGCGGGGCGGACATCGTCATCCGCCGGTCTGAGCCGGTCACCCGCGCGGTCGCGAGGCAGGAGGACGCGATCGTTGACGGGTTCGGCGACGCGGTCGAGAAGGCCGCCCGCCGCGCCGGCTGGCACTAGAGCAGCACCTACCACCCCCACCCGAAGGAGCAGCACTATGAGCGAGGCCGAAAAGCCTCTGTCCCTGGGCGCCGTTGACCCGGCGTCCCGGCCTGTCGTTGACGTGTTCGGAAAGGCGTACCGCCTCAAGGCGGTCACCCGGTCCGTGCAGAAGGCGCTCGACAAGGTCGAGAAGGACATCAGGGCGTTCTACGCCGACGATGACGCAGACGGCGAGAAGTTCGCGGTCCTGGTCGCGTCAGCGTTGGATGAGCTGCTCGACCCGGACGGTGACAACCGGACACGGGCGAAGACGCTGATCGTGGAGAAGTGGAAGGCGGACGAGCTGCCGATCGACGAGCTCCGCCGGTTCTTTGACGGTGTGCAGGAGCGCGCCGTCGCCCGCCCTACCTGACCGACCCGGAACTCGAGGAGCTTTACGTGCTCGCACGGTTCTTCCACATCAGCGCACATGACGCCTTGTACGTGCGCCCCGCGTGGGAGCTCGACAACCTGCTGGCACGTCACGCCCGCGAAGAAGGGGCGGAGTAGATGGCGACCCGTGCGCTCGAGGTCGTCATCACCGGCGACTCCCGCAAGTTCAGCGCGTCCGTCAAAGGCGCGGACCGTGACCTGAACCGGCTGGAGCAGTCCGGTAAGAAGACGCTCGGGAGCCTGAAGACCGGGATGCTCGCCGTCGGCGCCGCCGCGACGGCGGGGCTGGCGGTCGGGTTGAAGAAGAGCGCTGAGGCGGCGATCGAGGCGGAGAAAGCGAACGCCCGGCTGCAGTCCCAGCTCGCCGCGCTGGGGATCCGGTACTCGGAGCATGAGAAGCAGATCCAGAAGGTCATCGACAAGCACTCCCAGCTTTCAGGGTTCGATGATGAGGATCTCGGCGACTCGTTCACAAACATCGTCAGGATCGTCGGGGACGTCAACAAGGCGCTGGACCTGAACACGCTCGCGATGGACTTCGCGCGGGCGAAGCACATGGACGTCGCCAAAGCGGGGGAGCTGGTCGGCAAGGTCGCTGGCGGTAACACCGGCATCCTGTCCCGGTACGGGATCCAGATCGAGAAGGGCGCAACCGCGACGGAGGCGCTCGGTGTCCTGCAGCAGAAGTTCGCGGGGCAGGCGAAAGCGTACGGGGAGACGACGGCCGGGGCGGTGGACCGGTCGCAGGTCGCGTTCGAGAACCTCGGAGAAACGATCGGCGCGCACGTCACCCCGATCCTGGGCCGGGTCGCTGAAGGGTTCAGCGAACTGGTCCGGCAGATCACGACGGGGGAGGGTCCGGGCGGACGTATCCGTGACTTGTTCACCGGGATCGGGAACACGGCCCGGACCGCGTACGAGGGGATCCGCGGGCTGGTTCAGGGGTTCCGTGACGGGGAGGGCGGCGCGAGACTCCTGGCCGGGGCGCTCGGCGGGGTCGCTGCCGGGTTCGTGGCGTTCAAGACGATCGGTGCGGTCACCGCCGGCGTGATAGCACTGCGGGGCGCATGGGCAGGGTTGACCGCGGCTATCGCGGCGAACCCGATCGGCGCGATAGCGGTCGGTGTCGCCGCAGTGGTCGGCGCGCTCGGGATCATGAGCATCAGGACGAGCGAGGCGGAAATCTCCTCCCGGGAGTTCACCGACGCGCTCCGCGCCCAAGCGGACGCGCTCCGCGCCGTCCGCGACATCGACATCGACGTCGCGCAACGCAAAGCGAACGTCAAGAGCGCCACCGTCGCCGTCGAGGCTGCCGAGAAACGGCTCCGGGATCTCCGCAGGGACGGGAACGCGACCGCGCTGGAGCTCACGCAGGCGGAGGCGGACCTCGGGCAGGCGAAGGTGTCGCAGCGCCGCGCGAACCGTGAACTCGCCCGGTCCGAAGAGGACTCGATCCGGAAGAAGGAGGACGCGCAGGAGGCAACCCGGAAGCTGACCGAGGAGGAACGCAAGCTCAACTCGCGGATCAACGACCAGATCCGGGACCGTGAGAAGGAGATCCGCGGGATCGGCGAATCCATCCAGGCGGTCAAGGATCAGGGCGTCAACAACGACGCGACCCGCCGGACCGTCGAGAAGCTCCACGACCGGCAGCGCGACCTCCGCAACGAGATCAACCGGCTGAAAAGCAAAGAGGTCGACGTCAGCGTCAAGTTCAAACTGTCTCCGGCGGCCGGGTCGTCATGGGGCGCGTCGGGTGACGGGTGGGGCAAGCCGGTCAGGGCGTCACTCGGCAAGCTCGCTCAGGGTGCTGTGAACTCCGGCGCCCTGTTCGGCGCCGGGTCCCTCGGCGGGTTCGGCACCGCTGCGGGTGGTGCGGCGCTGAAGGGCGCACGCGCGGCGATGGCCCCGTTCGCGGCGATCGGGTCCCGGTTCGGGTTGAGCGTGACGTCCGGCGCCCGGCCCGGTTCGATCACGAACGCCGGGAACACGTCCTGGCACTCCACGGGCGAGGCGGTCGACATCAGCGGCGGCACCCCGAACATGCTCGCGTTCGCCCGCGCGGTCGCGAGCATGTTCGGCGGCAGGCTCGCGGAGCTGATCCACACCCCGATGGGGTTCAGCATCAAGAACGGGCAGCGTGTCCCGCCGTACGCTGCGGCGGACCATTACGACCATGTCCATATCGCGATGGACACCGGTGCGCCGGGTCAGGGTGACGGGTGGGGTCGCCGCGGCCCGCGGAAGCCACGGACGGGTGACGGTCTAGGGAAGTTCAATTCGACCGCGTACGGGCCGCCGTGGAACGCGATGAACGGCTCCGGCGTCACCGCGACCGGCGTTGACCTGCGGCCCGCCAAGCAGGCGTACGGGATCGCCGTCGACCCCGGCCGGTTGAAGCTGGGCCGCAACTATTACGTGTGGCCGAACCCGTTCGGCCGCAAGGGCCCGTTCAAGGCGTTCGACACGGGCGGCGCGATCAAGGGCAACCGCCTCGATTTCTACGACTGGCGCGGCCGCCGGTCACAGCTCGCGTGGGGTAAGCGCGCGGTCACGGTTTCTTCTGACCCCGGGCTGAACTACAGCGGGGGTCAGAACACGAGTGGCGGCGCCCCTGGTGCCAGTGGGGGTGGCGGGGGCGCCGCCAATCCGAACCTCTCGTTCGGAACCGCGCGGTCCGGATATGGTGGCCCGAACCGGGCCGGGGGTGAAGGCAAGCTCAACGACGGCGACCAGACCGACACCCGCAATATCACCGGCCCCGGCGGGGCAGGCGGCTACGAACTCGGCGTTCTCCGTGCCCAGCGCGGGCAGAGTCGCGCGACCGCGCGAGATGACCTCTCAGGGCTCATCAAGACCATGACGAGCGAGCGCGCCCTGAAACGTCGCCGGTTGAAGCTGATCACCAGAGTGCTCAAGGGAAGGATCAGCTACAAGCGCCGGGTCCGGCTGGTGCAGGAGCAGACACGGCTCATCGACGAGATCGGCACGCTGACGGAGTCGCTCAAAGAGTACAAGGCGGACCAGAAGGGCGGGGCGACGACGATCACCGCCGCGGAGAACCTCGAGGCCGGCGTCGACACGAGCGCAGCCGACACGGGGGGCGGCGGGGACACGGGGGCGGGCACGGTGGAGGCTGACCCGAACATCGCGATCCTCGCCGGGTACACCCGTGAACTGGTCGAGAACCAGCGGAGGATCATCGCCTTGACGACAACGCAACCCGACCAGATATTTGCGGCGTTCGCAGCCGCCCTCGACGGCAGGTTGGGCGGCCCGGTCGGGCTCGGGTTCCAGTCGGTCGGGTCCGCCGGGAACGTAGGAGGCTGGTAATGGCGCGCGTGTACATGGCCACGCAGGGCTGGGGTGTCCTGCAGGACACGAGCGGGAACGTGGTCGGGTCGCAGGCCGTCACCATCAAGAACCGCAGTGACGGCACGAACGCCACCCACTACTCGGCACGGACCGGGGGGACGTCGTCGACCGCGGCGTTCGCCTCGACGGGATCCGGGCTGCTGAACCGGTGGATCGACCCGGGCGAGTACACGATCACGGTCGGCGCGAACACCTATGACGTTGACGCGGTCCCCGGCGCGGCAAGCATCTTCCCGGTACGCCTTGAACTGTTCGCCCCCCGCGGCGGTGACGGGTTGACACTGGACATGGGGATAACGTCGTACGACTACCTGACGGCGTTCAGCGCCAACACCGCCCGGCTCCACGAGTCGCTGGCCGGAACGCTCATCGAAGCCGAGACGAAAGTGATCTGGGTCCCGAACGCGACCGGGAACGGGATCCGGCTCATGCACTTCGAGGACGGCCTGGTCAACGAAACGGTGATCTGCGAGTTCACGGGGTCAGCGTCAACGACTCCGATCGTGAGCTCGCAGAGCTTCACGGCGACGATCCAGGCGCTCATAGACGGGACGGTTCGTAAGCATCTCGGGTTCCAGTTCAAGTGCAACGGGGTGGTCGGGTCGGTGCTGTACGGGGTGTGGGTTGAGCTGCTGTTCCGGGTGCGGTCCTAATGCCGATCATCCTCTCAGGCCCCGCCGCCGCTGCGGGCGTCCAGTTCCTCGAGTTCGACGCCGCCGGCAGCAACGTGGACGGCACCGACCCCGGCAGCCCGCTCCTCATCATGGACCCCGCCGCCGGGTACGGGGTCACCCAGTTCAACTCACCGGCGCCGGCACCCAAGCTCCTGTGGGGCTCGAGCATCGACACGGACGGCGCGAGGCGTGCGGACCCGTCGACGTATGAGAACCGGACCGTGTCGTTGACGGTGGAGACGTTCGACACGTCAGGGTCCACCGTCAACCTTGACGCGTTGGCGGGGAAGGTCGCGAAACTCCACCGGCACGGCGGCACTTTGAAGTGGACGCGGCTGGACGGGAGCATCCGGATCTTCGACATTCTCGCGTCGGACGGGTACAGCCCCACGATCGACATCCGGCATGAGAACGGCCGGACCGAAGTGCAGTTGTCGTTCCTGGCGTTGCCGGGGATGCGCGGCACCGAGGTCGACCTCGGCGACAACACGGAGACGACGCTGCCGTGCCTGATCTTTGCGGAGGCGAGCATCCCGGGGGACCTGACCGCGCTGGGTCGGCTCGTCATCGACAACGACGTCGCCGCGGACCAGTCATGGGTGACGTGGGGGCTCGAGTCCCGCGACTACAGCTCGAGCGCGAACGCCGCCCTGTTCTACGAGGCTGAGAGCCGCACCGCGCTCAGTGGGTCAACGACCGTGGCAGGGCCGGCCGGCGCGTCCGGCGCCGGGTCGAACGTGATGCGCAACACGGAGTTGATGACGGATTGGCAGGCGGTCCTCTCGACGCAGGCGACCGGCGGCGGGGCTCACCTGTCGCACGTCGGCACTTTCCGTGTCTACGCGCGAGTCCAGCCAGCATCAAACGGGGACATCTCCGTCGCGTTGGAATGGGGAGAAGGCGACTTCCGCCGGTACACCCGCAACCCCGCGAAGGTCATCGACTCAACGATGAACGGGACATGGCGGCTAATCGACCTCGGCCTGGTGACCTTGTCCAGGGTGCCGCAGGGAACGCAACGATGGGAGGGCCGCATCGTCGCGAAGTCAACCCAGATCGGGGACGACATTGACGTTGACTGGCTCGCCCTCGTCCCGGTAGCTGAAGGGTCCGGGACGGCGAGTTCCGTTATCCGCCAGTTCACGTCTACGGCGTTCGCTGCTCGGGATGAGTTCAATCAGACCGCGGGAGCGCTGTCAGGTAAGACGTTGCCGGTTGGCGGAACATGGGGCGGTGCGGGTGACGCTGACGACTTCAACGTCACCGGGACCGGGACGGTGACCCGCACCGCAGTGACGGACGCCAGTTCAGAGACGGGCAGGTATGCGCTGGCGGGCGCGACGACGTACGGGGCGATCAGCGTCGCCGGGAGCCTGACCGTGGCCAGCAATAGCCTCGCTGCGGGTGCGGGGTTTAGCTTCGGCGTGTTCGCACGGTACGTCGACACCAACAACTGGCTGATGGCGCGGCTAATGGTCACCGCATTCGGTACCGCGGATGTGCGTGTTGAGAAGCGGGTCGCCGGCGTAACCTCGATCCTGGCGAGTCAGTCGGTGAGTATCAATCAGAACAACTTGCCGCGACGGATCACGCTGAACGCCGACACGGCCGGTAACTACAGCGTGTGGCACACGGCCGCCGGCGCGGCGGCTGGCGAGCCGCTGCTGACCGGAACGGACTCCGTCCTAGCCACCGCGGGCGCTCTCGCGACGGGTCGCATCGGCATGTACGACGCGTTCACCAACTCCGGCGCGTGGACCCGCACCTACGATGACTTCGTCGCGTCAGTGCCGCCCGCGCAGGACGCCGCCGTCTACGCATCGCAGTCGATCGAAGTGCGTCACAATGCCGTCCTCCGGGAGGACTCCACCGGATCGTTCTGGCAGACGTCCTCCAGCTACGAGGGCGACTACCTGGCCGTGCCGCCATCGGGAGCTGAGGCAAGAACCGTGCGGATGATCGTCAAGGCGAGCCGCAGCAAGCCGCTCGACGGGGCCGACAGCGCAACGGACGACGTGAGCGCCCGCCTGTTCGTTACCCCGCGGTACCTCTGACCAGGCCGATCACGGCGATCGCGTTACACGCCCGCCGGTACTCCCGCACCGTCGGCATGTACTCGAACTCGAGCGTGGACTCGTACACGCGCATTCCGCCACGCCGGACGATCCGGAACGGCTGCACGGCGCACGCCGCGTAAGCGTTCGCGAACGTCTCCTCCACCTCACCCCACGTCGTCCCGTCATCGAACAGCCGGATGAACCACGCCCGGTCCGCGTCCGTCAAGACCTGCCGGTCGAACTGGTGCCCGATCTCATGGAACCGGACGGATGCGCCGGTCCCGGGCGCGAGGTAGATGTCGGGGCTAGCGGTGTAGGAGCAGGACCCGCCACCGTCCGGGCACTCGGCCGCGTGAACGGTGAGCTGCGGTGGCAGCGGTACCCGTGCCGCGGACGCCGGCGCTGCGAGAGCGGCTAGCAGGACGAGAGCGGTTAGCAGGGTCCGGGTCATCTAGGTACGACCGTATCGGCTGGCTGACCGTCGAGCAACACCCCATAGGGATGAACCGGAGGCACGTTGCCCGACGACAGACTCAGCATCAACCTGACCCACTCGTCGGGGGCCATCACCCGGCTCGGCCCGGACGAGACGGACGCGGCGAACATCCCTCAGGACTTGAGCTTTTCGACGTCAATTCCGGGCGGCTTCCGGGACTGTAGCCTCGGGCTGCTCCGCCGGATCGACATTGACTGGCCGGACCTCGGCCTGTTCGACAACGTCCGCGTGGTCGGCCCCGGCGGCAGGGTCGCATGGGAGGGCCGCCAGGCCCAGTTCCCGAGGTCGCACGGGGACAGCTACAGCATCACGCCCGGCGCCGTCGGGTGGAGCACTTCACTGCGCGACGACCCCAGTTTTGCGGAGGTGTTCATCGGCCGGGACCTGTCGCAGTGGCAGCCGCCGAGCCTCGACCGCAGGATCGCGGTGTCGACCGCGGGCGTCGCGCACGGCCAGGCCGGCACCGTCGACGGCGGCTACATGCTGTCGTTCGACGGGGAGTGGACGACCGCGAGCGGGTTCAGCGCCGAGATGTACTACCGGGCCCCCCCGGGCAGGGCGATCAAACGGGTCGGCGCGGACTGGACCGCCGTCAACACCGACGCCACCTTCACCCTCTCCGGCTACTCCACCCAAGACCAGGTCACGTTCCCGGAGGCGTCCGCTGACGTCCTGACCGGCCCGGCGGCCGGCACCCTGAACTTCACGGCGTCGACCGGCAGGCAGTACATGGGGCTGCAGTTCGCGTACCCGACCGCCGCCGGGCTTGCGGGGGTCACGTACGCCGTGTTCCTCGAGCACCCGTACGTCGTCGGCGACCACGGCATCACCATCCAGGGCGTCACCGCCGCGACGGCCGGGGTGCTCGGGTCCGACGTGATCGCGTACACCGTCAGCCAGGCGGCCCCGCTGCTCACCTACACGACCGGGGCCGGCGGGTCGATTGAGCCGACGTCGTTCGTGATCCCGCATCTCGTCTACCGGGACCCGACGACGGCGGACCAGGTCGTCACGGACGTCAACAAGTACCACCTGTACGACTGGGGGGTGTGGGAGAACCGGGAGTTCTTCTACCGCCGCCCCGACCCCGACCGGCTCTGCTGGGAGGCGAGGCTGGGGGACGGGGCGCACATGGACGCTGACGGCCTGACCGGGGAGCAGGTCATCAACGGGGTCATGGTCACGTACACGGACGCGAACGGGGTACAGCGGACGGTGGGGCCGCCGTCCGGGACAGCGGGCGGGTTCGACGACACCAGCCCGGACCTGCAGGACACGAGCGAGGCGAACCCGGCGAACGCCGCCGGCATCCCCGCCAAACCCGACAATCTCACGGTCCCGTTCCCTACGAACCTGGCCGGCGCGATCCAGATGGGGACCGTGTACCTCGCCGAACGGTCCCTCGCCACCAGGCGCGGCAGCCTCCGACTCACCGGCACGGTGCAGCACCCGACGGAAGGCAAGGTGCCGGTGTGGCGGGTCCGCGCCGGCGACTGGGTCCGCGTCACGGATTTGAACGGGGAGAACGCCACGGTGCAACGCAAGATCATCAGCACCACGTACACGCACTCCAGCCGGCAAATAGTTTGCGAGCTGGACAATACCCCCAGCAAAATGTCAGCGATCGTCGAGCGAGTGGCGATCATGGCCGGGATCCAGCAGGGCGGGGGCTTCTAAACCACCCCGCGCGCAGTAGCCACACCGCACCCCCCCGCCCAGCTTCGGAGGCCTCAGGCGGGGAGGCACGGCCGCGTGACCCTACCCCAGTTAGCGCCAGCGTCCATCCCCCATAGGGGGGACGCAAACCCCCCAATCGTGGTGAGCAGCGCCTCCATGCCCGCCCCCGCCGGACACTGACGTCCCAGGAGGACCCGTGAGCCCCGACACTCCGGATACACGCATTGGCCGACTGGAGCAGAACGTGGCCCGTCTCGAACAGCGCGTAGACGATCTATCCCACGACGTGCGCGCCCTGACCCCCCTGATCGTGAGCTTGGCCGAACTCCGCGGCGAGGTGCAGCAGTCCCGCGGCGAGATCCATGACTGCGCGGTGAAGATCGCCGAGGTCCGCCGCAAGATCGACGAGCGCGAACAGCAGCGCCAGGAGGAAGCCAAACGCGCCCAGGAGGCCCGTGAGACGCAGCGGGCGGATGAGCGCCGCGACGCGCGCAACAGCCGCCGCGCGCTCTACACCGGGATGGGGCTCGTCGTGTTGACGACGTTGGGAGCACTGGTCGTGCAGATCGTGATGAGCACCCCATGAACCAGCACGCGGCGGAGTACACGGAGATGGCGCAGGAGCGCGCCGGCGGGCTCCGCCTGATCCGGCGGGTTCTCGTCGTCCTCGCGGTCGCGGTCGCTTTGAATATCGGGTTCGGGGCGTGGCAGTTCGTCCGGGTCGGCGCGGCCGTCCGGGATAACTGCCAGAACGTGCACCTGCTCGTGGTGACGTTGGACAAGATCCTGGCGAGCGGGGATGCGCAGACGGAACGGTACGTCCGTGAGGGCCTGTTGACCCGGGAGCAGGCGGACCGTGCCGGCCGGTACCGGGCTGAGCAGCGTGACGTTCTCGCCGGGGCTGACTGCCCCGCCCGCAACCGCTAACCAAGCCACCCCCACGCCCCCTTGGAGGGCCCATGTCAGTGACGTACGTGACCTTCGACGGCCGGAAGGTGTCGCGCCAGTGGAACCACCTGCTCACCGCCGCCCGCGAAGCGGGCGTCGGGTTCCGGCTCAACAGCGGCCACCGCACCATCGCCGAACAGCAAGCCCTCTTCAACCAGAACATGGTCCGGCCCGGCGTCCCCAAACCGGGCCGGCCGTTGACGGCGGTCCCGGACCGGGACGCGCCGCACATCCGTACCGGCCGCGCCAACCACGCTGTCGACATCAACGACGAGAACGGGTTCGCTGACGGCGGCGGGTTCGAACGCGTCCAGGACTGGGCGGCTAGGCACGGCGTCACGATCCGCCGGACCGTCTCCTCGGAGCCGTGGCACGGCGAAGCCGACCCCGCCGAGCTCAAAGCGTTCGCTGACCGCCGCCGCAAACGGCAGGCGCGGGCGTCGCTGCGTGACCGTGCGAAGCGGCACGGCGCGAACTACGCCACCGCGATCATCGAAGAAGCCCGCCGCGCCGGCCTCCCCGTGTCGCTGGGGTTCGGCCTGATCGAGCAGGAGTCCGGGTTCCGGAACGTGTTCGGCCACGACCCGACCATCTTCGCCGGCGCAGGCACCGTCACCAAGAGCAAGTACCTCGCCTACCGGCGGCAGCGCGGCCCGAACGGCCGCGGCGGGATGCAGGGCGTCGGCCCCGCCCAGCTCACCTACTGGTCGTTCCAGGACCGCGCGGACGACCTCGGCGGGTGCTGGGTGGCGCGCAACAACATCCGGGTCGGGTTCGAGCTGCTCGCCGCCCTGGTGAAACGGCACGGCACCCGCCGGGCGTTGGCGATCTACAACGGCGGGAGCCGCAACCCGAACTTCAGGTACGCGGATCAGGTGCTCGCCCGGCAACGCAAATGGCACGACCGGTTGACCTGATAGCCGCCGGTTTGTGCCGTAAAATCCCTGGTACGAGGCTCGACTAAGGAACAGTCACGCGAGAGGGTGCCATAGGCTGCTAGCCGCTCCGCGATGCGATCGGCGCGTGAAGCTAGCTGAGCCCTCTCAATGCGTTGCCCGGGTTCGATCCCCGGCTGGGCCGCCTCCACAGATCGCCCCCGCGCTGCGTCAACAGCCGGGGGCACGGCGGCGAGCACTCGTACGCGAACACTCAAGTGGCGCACCCCTCGTGCAACCGCGCCAAGCATGACCGACTCACGTAAGGAGAACCCGTATGACCCCCGTTGACCCTGCCCCTGCCCCGGGGCCGCCGTACGCGAACAAGGCGGTCATGGCCGCCATCGCGTTCGTGGTGCTGGTGATCCAACGGTACTTCCAGGACCGCACGTTCGACCTGTCCGAGGAGGGCATCACGGCACTGATCGGCGCGGTCGGCACGCTCAGCGTGTGGGCGGTGTCGAACTACAAGCGGGTGTTCGGCAGCGACCGCGGCTACAGCGTCGTCGAGCTGGTAGTCGGGGTGCTGCTGGTCCTGATCCTCGCGGTCGTTCTGCTGCGCCTGCTGTAGGATTGCAGGAACTAATCGGGGCCGCGCTGCGCAAACAGCCGGCCCCACGGCAACGGAGGTATGGTCCGATGCAAGGCGCAGGATACTGCGAGTGCGGATGCGGTGGCGAGACCGCGATAGCCACCCAGACAAGACGTCGGTACGGGCATGTGAAGGGGCAGCCCGTCCGGTTCATCCAAGGTCATGCGGCCAAGAGAACACCGCACGCCTACGAGGTCCGGGACTGTGGCTACACGACGCCGTGCTGGGTGTGGCTGCGGTCGACCAACGCGAACGGCTACGCCCAGGTCAGTCGTTGGCCGGAGCGGGGGATGCGTCTCGCATATCCCTTGTTCTGGACTGAGAGGTATGGGCCGGTGCCGGATGGCTTTGAGCTGGACCACCTCTGCCGTAACCGTGCGTGCGTGAGGCCCGACCATCTTGAGCCGGTCACGCACGCGGAGAACATGCGGCGATCGAAGCGCTCCAAGCTGACCCACGCGCAGGTGCGGGAGATTCGTGCGTCGTCCGATGACGCGCTCATACTGGCTGAGCGTTACAGAGTGTCTCGCGACACCATCTACAACGTGCGCAGCGGCTATTCGTGGAAGGACGCCTAAGCCGATGTCATTACGGGACAGAGACTGGCGGGTCGTGTTGGGTGAGGCTCGTTTCGAGGCCGGGCGGACGATGCACCGCCAGTATCTCGGGCACGACGCCGACTACGCGCTAGCTCGCCTGCGGGACGCGTACGCCGTGGACGCCATCTCCTTGGAGACGCTGGAGCGGGTGACCGACGACATCGTGCGAGGCCGGCCAACCCGGATGCCGGTGCTGCCGCCTCGTGATCCAACCGTCCTGGAGCGCCGATGACTTCAACGCATTCCTCCGTGTTCGTGCTGCTGCGCGTCATGTAGTCCGCCGGTCAGTACGGCAAACTGCATAAAGGCATCGCCAGGAGAGCGTTCCTGATCGGCCCGTCCCACCATGTGGGGCGGGCCGTTCCCGTTAAGGGGCCGTGCATGTTCGCGTCGTGACGCGTCCCGGACCTGGGAGAGCGACAGGTCCGGGGTCTCCGGCCGCTCCCCCCGCATGATGTAGTCGACGTCCTCCCCCCACAGGGCGGCGAGACGCTTCGCGTTCTCGTACGCGATCCCGCCGGTCTCCTGCCATGACTGCGCCGCCCTGAGGCTGACCCCGACCCGTTCGGCGATCGCCTGCCATGTGAGCTCAGGGTGCCCCTGCTTGAGCGCGCGGATCCGGTCGGCGCGTTCCTGGTCGGCTGCCATGCGAAGCAAGACCGTACGGGCGTTTCGCTGCCCGCGCGACGGTCCGGGTACGAACTTGTTCTTCGTGAGGGCTTGACTCATAGTAGCCTCGTAGTATAGTTCACGAAGCATGAGCGAAGCAAGCACCCATACGGGCACCCATTCGGGCAATGGCTGAGCGGATCAGCGACATCGAACCTCTCCGCGGCCGGCCCGCGATCTACCCGTGGGAGGAGTGGCTCGACGGGTCCTCGTGGCGGATCACCCGCGGCGCGGACTTCGACATCTCCCCCGTGTCGATGGCCGCGATCATCCGGCAGCGCGCCGAACGCGCCGGCCTGACCGCGACATGCCGCCGGGAAGGGGACGACGCGATCGTGTTCAAGGCGTCCGCCACCCCGGACCGGGACGCCGCATGACCCCTGAGGCTTGGCAGGCGGTCGCCCGCGCGTTCGAGGAGATCCTCGGACGCCGGCACCCCGGCGTCTCGTTCTCAGTCCCAGACCTGAGCACGCAACCCGAGACGCCTGCCCGGCCCCGGCAGGTCCGCCGGGCCCTCGCCCCGCCACAGGACCAGCACCCGTTCCCGGACCGGGACGCGGCCGCGGCGGACGAACACAGCGTCAAGGCCAGCGTGCAGTAGATGCCTGCGTTCCGCGACATCCAGGGTCGGCCAGGCCGCCTCAAGCTCCGTGGAGTCGGGGAGGTCAGCGACCCCGGCGCGGCCGCGCGCCGCCTCGAGCAGGTCGAGCGCCTCGTCACGTCGCACAACGCGCGACCGCATGCCTTTGACGTGGAGATCCTCAGGGTCGCGCCGCTCCCGACCGAGCCCGGTGAGCCGTTCGACATCCGTGAGTGGGCCGAGATGTGGGAGGCGTTGCCCGCATGACCCACGCCCAGATTGTCGCTGCGCTCCGCAACGACGTAGAAACGCACCGCGACGTGTACGCGGACCGTCTTGTCCGGGACACCGACGCGCAGCCGGCCCGGGGGACGGGTCGAGCGGGTTCCCGAGTCCAAGCGTCGGGCGGCGAGGAGCGGGGCTGCGACCCGTGCCGCCCGGCGCCCACTCGCCAGTGCCCTCGCTGCGTGCGCGGCACCTGGACGGACAGCAACCGGCAGCCGCGCCGGTGCGGGACGTGCGGCGGCACCGGCCTGGTGCCCGCCGACGCCACTGATGATGACCTGGCCGGCCGGGCCGTGCCCCGCCGGATCCCCGGAACACGGAGGGCGTCATGACTCCGGAGCCGATCCCGACGATCGCTGAAGTGGTCGTCACGATCCTGATCCTGTACGGGGCGCTGTGCGTCCTCACCGCCCTGGTGGTCGCGTCCGTGGCCGTGTGGTTCTGGCTGGCGGAGCGGCGCGAGGAACGCGCCGACCAGCAGCAGGGCCGGTATGTGCGGGAGCAGACGGCGGTCATTGACTGGCTGTACGAGATCCCGTGTGAGGGGGAGTGGCCGTCGTGGCCCACGGACCGGGAGACAGCATGACCTGTTGCTCCGACTGCGGAAGGCAGATCGACAAGACGTGGCGGGGTTACTGCAACCCCTGTTACAAGCGCAACGTCTGGCGGCCAATGGGAACGGAAGCGCTGGAACGGGACCGTGAAGCGTCGCGTCGCTGGAAGCGTGAGCACCTAGGTCAGCCCGGCAAACCTCGGAGAGAGGCGGCGTGATGGCCGAACTCGACGCAGCGGCCACGCTCCAAGCCATGCAGCGAGTGGTCGGCGGGTGCCGCGAGTGGATGGACGAGACGTGCCGTATCTGCGGGGAGCCGACCGAGTACGTCTTATGGGGCAAGCTCATTCCCCCGCAGGGGCTCGGGCCGCGCTGCTACGACCACGCTGCCAAGTGGGTCGGTGCTGCCGCGTTGGCTCCGCGGTCGGGCTGGGCGCTGGTTGACCTGTGCGAGCTGGTCGAAGCGGTCCGCAAGGAGGCGTGATGTTGTGGACGAAGGCTGAGATGCAGGCCGCCGCTACCCGCCGTGACCGCGAACTCGAGTTCGAGGACCAGCGCAGGCGCAGAATGCAGGAACGCGAGTCCCGCGCCCGGTTGTTCAGGTCGTCGGGCAGGGTGGACGTGTCAACCCGGCGCCCCCCGGCCAGGAGGGACGCGTAATGGATCTTCTCGAACGCTGGGAATGCCGGACGTGCGGACGCAGCGACGCCAGGCCGTTCAGCTCGCACACCAAGACCGGCGACCTGATCGCGTACTGCCACGGCCCTGTCCTCCGCGTGGAGTACGTCCGCGCCGTCACCGACCGGGGGGCCGTAGACCCGCCCGCGCGCTGGACGCTCTGGCGTAGCCGTCTCGACGGCTCGATGTTCATCGACGGCGACAAGTCCGTGGACAAGAGCCTGATGCGCCCTGCCGAGTGGGAGCGAATCGAGGTCGTTCCGGCACCCACCCAGGGGGCCGTATGAGCTTCGACATGCGGAACCGGTCCGAGTACGGGGAGACGCTCCCGCAGAAGACCGCGCGGCACCATGCGAACGCGGAGGAGCCCCTGCCGGGCACGGACCGTGACCTTCCCGGTGACCGTACGGACGAGTACGCGGGGGTCCCGTGGTGGTGGGTCGACCCTTCTTTCAAATCCTGCACCCCTCCCGGCTCGTTCTTGGCCGGGTCGTGCAGCACCAGCGCCGCACCCATCATCCCTCATCGCACGGGTGCGGCCGTTCCCTGCGCGGCTGGCGGGCCGGGGAGGAGTTGCCCGCCGGCCGCGCACCCCAACCGTGAGGAGGCGTGATGGACGGGCTCGCGTTCATCACCGCGCTCGCCGCCGCGTCCGCCGAGAAGGGCGACGAACGCAGCCTCGGGCTCATCGACGGCATCGACCTTGTCATGGACCGGCTCGCCGCGGACGGCGTCCCGTCCTCCGAATGGATGACCGAGGTCCGCGACTACATCGCCCGCGCAAAGGAGCACAACCTAGGATGACTGACCTCGGCCTGACGTTCCTCGAAGCGCCCCCCGCCCCCGCGACCCTGAACTTCCTCCTGTACGGGCCGCCCGGGTCCGGTAAGAGCACCGCCGCCGCGACGGCGCCCGGCCCGATCCTGTGGATCAACGCCGAAGGCCCGAACGCGCTCGCGTACGCACGCAAGACCGCGACCGCCCGCGGCACCGGCATCCTCGAGGTCGCCGTCCCGCGCGGCGAGGACCCCCGCCCGATCCTTGACCAGGTGTACGTGCACGTCCGCGACCGGAAGGACCCGGCGCCGGCGACTGTCGTCGTCGACACGCTCGGGAAGCTCCGGGACGCGCTGATAGCGAGCATGGTCGTCCCGGGCGCGAAGAACAGCCTGCAGCAGTTCGGGCAGGTCGCGGACAAGCTCGGCGGGTTCATCAACCACATGCGGGACCTGCCGGTGAACCTTGTTCTGCTCGCGCATGAGGATGTGCAGGACGCGGACGGGGGGGACCGGATCATCCGGCCGTTGATCGGTGGGAAGCTCACTGAGGGCATCCCGGCGGAGGTGGATGTGATGGCGCACTGCAACGTCATCCGGGAGGGTGATGTGAAGCAGTACGTCGGCCTGCTGGTCGAGTCCCGTGGCCGCCGCGCGAAGGACCGTTCCGGCGGCCTGGGGGACTTCCGGCCGTTGGACCTGTCGGAGTGGGGTGACGCGTTCCGTGCGGCGTTGTTGCCTGATGAGTCGGGGCTGCCGTGGGCGGACCCTGCAGTCGAGGGTGAGCCTCAGCAGCAGGAGTTGACGACGTGACCTGGACGAAGCTGCCGGCGATCGACCCGATACAGCACTGCAACATCTGCCCTCCGCGACCACGGACTATTCCGCTCGATGCCTTTGTGCACCCTGGATTCGGGGTTGCCACCGTCCATGCCGAGGACACCCCCGGCATCGGGCAAGACATGGGCGAGAACGCGACGGTGCAGGACGTGGAGGACTACGCGGACGCGCACGGCGGTAGCGAGCACGACTGGCGGCTGGTGATCGACGCGCCGCTATATGAGGCGGAGTATCAGCGCCAAGGCGAGGGCGTGTGGGTGCTCGTGCGACGAGGGGACGGTTTCGCGTGAGCCTCTCCACCCCGCAGCAGGTGCAGGAGCGGCTCGAGCAGATCGACCGTGATCTCGCCGCCCGGATGCCCGCCCTCGAGGCCGCCGCCCTGTCGTGGTTCCGGAAGAAACGGGACCGGGAGCACGAGTGGGCGAAAGCCTACATGGCTGCGGACGGGCCGGCGCATGAGCGTAAGGCGGCGGCGGAGCTGGCGACAGCGACGATCGGTGTGGCCGATGAGGCCGAGTACGAGGCGTTGAGGGCGGTGGTGCGTGTGTTGGAGACGAGGTCGACTATCGGGATGGCGCTGTTGAAGTCGCAGGGACGAGCATGAGCCGCGGAGGAAGCAACACTATTCGCAGCAGCCGGGACTTCTTGCGGCGCTATTTCCCCCGACGCTACCGCGAGAAGTACATCGCTGGGCGTCCGCCCGCCAAGTGCCCTAGATGCGGCCGAGCCTCATTCAACTGGAGCCGTGCGCGCTGGGGCGCGTGGCTGTGCAAGGACTGCGGGACATGCGTCCTCGACGAGGAGCGGGCATGACTCCGGAGGCGAGAACCGTGCAACGCAAAACCGCGATGGTCCGCGCCAACCAGACCCGGGCCGCGGTCGCCGAGCTCAAAGCCGACATCGCCGGGCGGGGCATGGCGGGCGGGTGCCTCCGGGCCGCCGAGTTCCTCGACGACCCCGGGTCGCCGGCGGACGCGGTCCGGGTGTTCGCGTTGTTGAAAGCGGTCACCTGGCTGGGGGAAGCGAAGGTGTGGCTGCTGCTGGACATGGTGGGTGTGCGTAGCGGGGACCGGCGGGTCCGTGAGTTGACTGCCCGGCAGCGTCACGCGTTGGCTGCGTCCCTCCGAATGAAAGCGATGTCCTAATGGACGTTCTGAGGCGCGCGCTGCAGGAGATCGCTTGGCGACCGGCCGTTGAGCGCAACCCAGATGGCGTCGACCAGGCCGCGCACACGATGCAGATGATCGCGCGTGAGGCACTGGAAGAAGCGGACCGTCAACACCAGGGGGCCGTATCACGCACATGGACGCTCTACGTGTGCCCGCGCTGCGAGAAGGCGGGTACGAAGAAGGCGCTCGTCTGCCACTGCGTCGGCGCACTCGAACAGGTCGAGGTTGTGGAGGCCCGTCCCTCCACCGACACGGGGGCCGTATCGTAATGGCTGTACGCGAGCAGCAAATCCGTGCCATCCGTGAAGCACTCGACCGGCACGAGCCGAGTGACAACGACGGGCGCGCGGTTCACGCGGTGCTGGCGCTCAAGCCGTGGCTCGACACGCCACCCACCCGGGGGGCCGTAGGGGGCGCCGAACCGTGGACGGCGATGAAGCCACGACCCGGTGGGAAGCCGCCCGTACCCGTTGCTGTCGTGTCATGGGCGGCTTACGTGGCGCTGCGGGGCGAGGTTGAGCGGCTTCGCGCCACCACCGAGCGGGGGGCCGTAGACCCGTGTCGCGACGCGCTGCGCCGCATCGTGTGGGCCGAGAATCGTGGCCCGGATGGAGCGGCCGAGAGCGCGTACATGGTGCAGGTCGCACGCGACGCGCTGGCCGAACCCTCCACCGACCGGGGGTCCGTGTGACTGCCCGGCAGGCCGCAGGGCGTGTCGAACACGCCCTCGGCGAACTCAACCGCCGCGAACACCGCACCGGCCTCCCCCCACTCGACGCGGGTGACCACTCCTGGCCCGGCGTCATCCGGGAACTCCAGTTGCGGGTCGGGCAGGCGGGGTTGGAGACGGTCCGTGACGGCCGCCCATCGATGCGGTCGTTGGAGGCTGTTGGGGCGTGGGTGCTGGTCGCGATGATGGTGTTGGACCGGGCCGAATTGTTGGACGTGGCGGCGGGGGAGGCAGCATGAGCCGCGCAGTTAGCGACATGTCCGCTGACGTTCATCAGATCCAGATCGCCCCCGCTGAAAGCACGCGAATCCAAATTGCCCTTGAGGTCCGCGAGGCCCTCTCGACGTGGCGGCAAGGGAAGCCGCTCGCGTTCACCTACCCAACCACCCACCCAAGGAGGTGAAGTCGTGACCCTCGAATACGAGGTCCACAACTTCGACACCAACGAGCGTCCTCGGAACTACGAGGCCGTCTACACGGACGGAGAGGCGCTCATCATCAAGGCGGTCGTCCGGCAGCAGGAGATCCGCACGACGAACCGCAAGCCGGCCTACAGGTGGCGTGCCTACGCGTTCGCCTGGACTCCGGGTCAGAGTGACGATGACTGGACGCAGCTCGCCCACCTCGGAGCGAGCGACATCACGATCCGGGACATCGTCAGCCACGAGGCCACGGAGGACGACTGGCTCAGCGCGGCGCAGTACGACGCGCAGAAGCTGATCGACCGTGCGCGCCCGTTCGCCACGGTCCTGTCCAACGCGATGAAGTCCGGCGGCAAGCGTCGCCTGAAGGCGGCGTGAGCCTGATCTTCCCCGATTTCGCGGCGTGGGTTGCGCTCCGGCGCGCCCACGGCGTGGAGGGGAGTTGAAGCCATGTCGCTTCGTAAGGAACACGAGCCGTCCCTCACCTTTTGCGTTTATGGGGTGCCGCAGCCCGCCGGCAGCAGACGCGCCTTCCAAAACAAGACCACGGGCCGGATCAACATCGTCGACGACGCCAAGGGCTCCCGCCCGTGGAAGCAGGAGGTCGCCGAAACCGCCAGGCAGTGCGTCCAGACGTACGGGTGGCCCGCCGCGTACCGCGGCCCCGTCAGCCTTGACGTGACGTTCGTCCTGCCCCGGCCGAAGGGGCACCACGGAACCGGCCGTAACGGCGGCATGGTGAAACGCGGGGCGCCGGCGTGGCCCGCGGTGAAACCTGACACCACGAAACTGCTGCGCGCCGTCGAGGACGCGCTGACCGGGATCGTCTACTACGACGACGCCCAGGTGGTGCAGCAGCGGGCGTGGAAACGGTACGGGACACCCGCGAGGGTCGAGGTCAGGGTGCGGGTGTTGCCGGTGTCGGTCGCTGACGCTGAGGAGGCCGCACTATGAGCCGCGAAACGTGCGACAAGTGCGGCGGCACGGGCAAGATCAACTACCGCACACCGGGCGATCTCGAGCCTACGCAACTCACCGAGGACACCACCATCCAGAACATCGGCGGCTGGTCGACTAGGGCGTGCTCGTGCGTCCGCGACCTGCCGGCGACGGATGGCCACGCGACATGGTGGGAGAGCGAGACGATCTATAGCGCCGTCGTTGACGTGCCCATCGGTGCCGAGTGCATCGAGGTCAAGGCCGAGTGTGAGGTTCCCCGGGGTGATGATGGTCGGCGCTACCACCGCACAGCCGACAACTCGTACTTCCCACCGCTGGTCGAACTGGAGTTTCCCAGGCCGGGCGTGATGCTCCACGCGGAGGACGCTAGGAAGTTCGCCGCTGCGCTGATCGCCGCGGCTGACGCCTGCGACAAGGCAGACGAACTCTCGGAGACAGTATGAGCCGCCGCAAGTTCGACAGGTTCATGGTCGAAGTCGAACTCGGATCCAACCCGAAGATCGGCCGGCTCACCGACCCCGAGTTCCGGTGCCTTATCTCCGGGGTCTGGGCGCTCGCGGCGAAAGCCGACCCGCGCGGCTACCTGCTCGTCGGAGACATCCCCGCCGAACCCGCCGACGTCGCGCACCAGGCCCGGTGCAGCGTCACCGTCGCGGCGAAGACGATGGAGAAGCTCAGGGCGCTCGGGATGCTCGAGACGTGCGAGGAGACGGGCTGGGAGATGGTCCATGACTGGGAGGAGATCAACCCGGGCCCGAAGCCGTCTGACAGGCCGGAAGCAACGCGCGCCCGGCAACGCAAGTCACGCGCCCGTCACGCGAATGTCACGCGTGACAACGGTGGTGGTCACGCGGATGTCACGCCCATGTCACGACAGGAAGTAGAAGTAGAAGTTAAAAGACCCCCTAAGCCCCCCACGGGGGGGAGTGTGGTGACGTTCGACCGCAAACCCGTCCCCGACGAGCGCTTGGAGTTGGCGCAGGCGATCCTCAGGGACTTCAACGACCAGGCAGGGACGAGCTACAGCGCGTTCACCGGGAGGGGCAGGCCGAGCGAGGATCTGAAACGTGTGTTGGGCGCGTTGGCTGATGCGGACCCGCCGTTGACGTTGGACGAGGCGCGGCGAATCACTCGGGCGAGGTTGGCGCGGCCGTTCTGGGAGGGGAGGCCGCATACGGGGGTGGTGTTCGGGCCGAAGGTGTTCGCTGGGAACCGTGAGGCCGCGATGGGGAACGGCAGCAACGGGCCGGCGGTGTTTAGTGCGGAGTCGTTTGTGCGTTCGGTGACCGGGCCAGGGACCGCGGCGTGACCCCGGCCGTTCAGAACCTTGACGCCGAGCTTGCCGTCCTCGGCGCCCCGCTCCTCGCCCCCGCGCTCCTCGACGTCCTCAGCGTCGAAGTCGGATTGCGGCCGGAGCATTTCACCCGGCCGGAGCACGCCGGCCTGTACCGCACCATGCTCGACCTCCACGACCACGGCACCGTCCCGGACGAGCTGACGTTGCGGGACAGGCACCCGGAGTGGATCACCGTCATCGGGCACGCCATCGCATCAGCGTCCCCCGCAATGGCCCGCCAGCACGCGATGCTCGTCAAGGACGCGAGCACCTGGGCGCTCCGGCTCCGGGCGACGTACGAGCAGCAGGCCGCGATCGAAGCACGCGACGAGTCGGCGTACCAGGCGGCGGTGACGGTGAACGAGCCGGACCGCGCCCCCGACGCCGTCCACACCCCGGAACGGCTCGCCAGCGACTTGGAGGCGTTCCTTGACGACCCGAACCGCAACGTCATCCCGCTCCCGTGGGACGGCCTGAACCGGAAGATCAGCGGTGGCCTGTTCGCCGGCAACACCACCGTCCTCTCCGGATTCAGCAGCCACGGGAAGTCGATCGTCGGGCTGCAGGCGGTCGAGCACATCGCGAACCTCAACGGGCACGCCGGGTTCTACACCAACGAAATGCCCCCACTGGAGCTCCACGCCCGCCTGATCGCCGGGGTCGCGGAGGTCGAGTTCGCGCGGATCATGGCCCGGACCCTCACCGCGGACGAACGCGACGCCGTACGCCAAGCGGGGAGGCTGGTGTTCTTCCCGATCGTCGACGTCCGAGGCTGGCCCACCCCTGATATCTGCAGGCACCTGCGCCGGTCGAAGTGGGACCTGGCCGTCCTGGACCTGTTCAACGCGCTCCCCGGCCGTGACGACCTGCAAGCCACGGACGCCGCCGTCTACCGGCTCCGTGACGCCGCCGGCATCAGCGGCTGCCACCTCGTCGTCGTCGCCCAGTTGAACAGGGGCCGGGACGACAAGGCGATCAAACCCGCCCCCACCCTGCGTGACCTGCGGGAGACGGCGAGCATGGAGCACGCCCCCGCGAACGTCATGTTCGTCCACCGGGAGCAGGAGGACATCGACGACCCGCTCACGGGGCAACGCACGGGCAGGGTCCGCCGGCTGAACACGGGGGTGGTGTACATGGCGAAAGCACGGAACGGTGACCCGGACGCCGCCGTCGCGGTCAGGTTGGACCCGTCGAGGATGCGCTACGAGGAAATGAGGAACGCATGACCGAACCGACCGCCCGTTACGACTGGGCAGAGGACCCGACAGCGCAGGACGTCATCGACGCGATGCGGATCGCGGTCATGGCGCAGGACGACCCAGGGAAGCTCGCCGGGGTTGTCAAATGCCTGATCGAGTTCGCACCCGAAACCGACAGTTCACGCGGCATCGACCTGCTTATTCGGCTCGTCTCCGAGGCGACGCTGAAACTAGAGATGGTCGACCACGACTAACGGCACCGCCCTTCTCCCTAAGCACTCAACAGCGAGCAGGAGACCACATGCCGACACGCAAGTTCATCGCCCCCCAAGCCAAAGCCGGCGACGGCCACGGCTACCTCAACCGGCCACCCCGCCCCATCCCCGAAGGCATCGACCCAGTCCACGACTACCGGGACGCCGAGACCGTCGCCCGGATCGCCGCCGCCACCCACTACTGCGACGAGCCCGAAGCCATCAGCGACGACATCGTCGACGCCTTCCGCGACCTGGGCCGCACCTACGACCGGCTACGCCACAACGCCGAAGTCGAACAGCGCGAACACAACCGGCAAGCACTCACCCAGGCGGTCGGGCCATTGATCGCCGCGGAGCACCGGATGAACGAAGCAAGACGCCGCGCGAAGCTGCAGCACGTCGACGTCAGCCACGAGCTGCACATCATGCGCCGCGACCTAGACCGCGCCCGTAACGGGGGCCGCGACAACCCGACAAACGTGATCGCCCGGCTCGAACGGCTCGAGGCGAGGTTGGATCACCGGCCCGACCTTGACGCCGCATGAGCCCCAGCAAAAGCACCGGAGTCGCGGAGCATCTCGTCGAGCGCCGGCCGCGTGATCTGGGCCACCCGGGCGATTTCCGACTTGGACATCCCGAGCGCGAGCGCGGTCGGAGCAAGCAGGCGGATTGCCTGGGACTGTCTAACCGCCTCGGCGCGGGCCCGCTGGCGCTTGCGCCCCGCAGTCTGGAGTTGGCGACGAACTTCTTCGGTATCCATTTTCATACATAGTACTTGACAACCGACGCTATGCATAGTACTTTACAGCTATGACCTCCACCGCACAGCCCCGCACGATCACCCAAGCAGAAGCCGAGCGCATGGCCGACAAGATGCTCTGGAAGCGGCTCGCGACCGACTCCGCCTACCAGAACGCCATGGACGCCAACGCGCAGTACTCGCGCGAAGAGCGGATCGGCATAGAGATCTGGGCCGACATCGAGGACCGCTACGAGGTGCAGGCATGAGCGAGCACGCCGTGCGCAAGCGGTCCGGTCGAGAAATGAGCGTGCTCCCGGATTACGACGATCACGGCCCGTTCGACCCGGACGAACTCGTGCAGTGGGCGACCAGCTACGGCCATCCTGAGGGTTGGGCGAAGAAGGCGCAGCAGCTCCACGCTGAGAACGAGCGGCTGCGTGAGGAGAACGGAAGATGGCGCCGAGAGTTGGGGTTGCCCGATCCCTGCGAGACTCTCAAAACTTCGGCTGGGGGCGCCTTTACGGCGGCAGGACTGCGCTGCGGTTGCCTGTCTGGGTTGCGTCCCGCCCCGGCCGAGGAGCGCGGCGGATGCTGACGCGCTACCGCACCATCGTCGCGGACCCACCGTGGCCGTCGATGCATCAGCGCTCCACGTACCACCGCGGCAAGCCCGAGCGACACTACCCCACGATGACCGTTCAAGCGATCTGCGGGCTGGACGTCGACGCGCGTGCTGAGTCGGACGCACACCTTTGGCTGTGGGGCGTCAACCGGCTGATGGAGGACGCTTACCGCGTCGTCCGCGCCTGGGGGTTCACGTCCATGAGCCTCCTGACATGGAAGAAGCCCGGACCGGGCATGGGCTACTACCTCCGCAACAACACCGAGCACTGCATCCTCGCCACGCGCGGTGAGCCCATGGTGCCGGCCCAGGCGGCCATCAGTTCCTGTTTCGAGTGGCCGCGTGGGGAGCACAGCGCTAAGCCTGACGCCTTCTACGACCTAGTGGAGCAGGTTGAGATCGACCGGCTCAGGGCCTCTCCACCGTTTCCGTGAACCGCCGGATTATCGGTTACCATTCCGCGTGAGCCCACCTGCGCCCATAACGGCCCCGTGCCGCGGCGTCTGGTACTGGCGGATGTCGCAGTGTCTCATCACCCCCAGGTCACGGAGCATCGGAGGCCGCTGTGATCGCCCCACCCATCATCCACGTCCGTGACGCGACGAGGCCCGCGGAGTCGCACACGCTCGGCCCCGGCCGCCACAGCCACGCCTACCCGGAAGGCTCCCAGGTCGCGTTGTGCGGCCATACCAGGGGTCCTGACCCGCTGCCGGGGGTGAGCCCCAAGTGCCCGACGTGTGTCCATGAGTCGCAGCGTAGGTCGTGGGTGGCGAGATGAGCTACCTGCACCCTGAGACGGTGAGCGTGACGGTCCGGATCCGGCTGCAACCCTGCGGTGAGGCCGCGATCGTCACGCTCCCGCAGCCCCCGGTCCGTGAGGTAATGGACGCGGTCCTGGACAACTTCCCGCTGCTCGCGAACGTCGGGGCGGTACTCATCCGTTCGGGGCACACGACATGACCCGGCCCCGGATGACCGCCGAGGAGGCGGAACGCAGGGTCGACAGCGTCCACTATTGTGGCGGTACCCGTGATGAGCGGGCGTTCGCGCTCAAGCAGTGGATGGCGGCGCACGAGCGCGAGTGGTACGAGCGCCGCAAGGTGGAGCTGCGTGAGCGTGCGGAGGCGGTCCGATGACCTGGGTCCAGATTCTCGACCGGGTCTACGACGCGTACGCCGAGGCCTGGGCGTGGCTGCGGAGGGCGAAGTGACTCGCCCGCACCCGCTCCGCACCATCCGCCAGTACGTATGCCACCGCTGGCTCACCCACGAGGTCGACTGGCGCACCGAGGCGATGATGGGTGTCCGCGTCTGCAAACACTGCGCCACATCCATGCCGCTCGAGCGAGCCCACACCCGGACCGGCGACTGACCGCTGATGCGCAAAACCACGCAGCTAGCCGGCGCAGTCATGCGGAACGTCGCCGCCATCCTCATCCTCGCCGCCGAGCGGCTCGACCCGCAGCCCCCCGTGGAGGCGGTCTGGCCGTTCACCGTCGAGACAGGGAACGGCACGTTGGGCGCGGAGGCACGCGTCACCTGGCACACCAAGTTCCACGAGACGGCATGACGCCATGCAAGAACGAATGACACCCGATCTCCAGCCCACCATCACACGGAACTGTGATCACGTGTTCAGCACCGGCCGGTACAAGATCACGATTGACCGCTGGGGGGCCTGGGCCTTCACACTGCGAGGCGCCCGCCGCGCCGCGCGCCGCCTCAAACGCAAGTACGACCTTCACGGCACCGTAGTGGACGCCGGCACCGAGCCGCGAGCATGAACCCCGCCCCCTACATCCAACGACGTGACGGTTGGCTACTCCGCTGGCAAGTCATCACCCCCACCGGCGGCATCGACCTCAGCACCGAACACATCACGCGACTCGGCGCCCTCTGGCACCTCAAGTTCTGGCACGGGATGTAGGGGGTGGACGCCATCTGGGACTTCATCCCGACGGACCTCATCATCCAGCACGCCAACGCCGGCAACCACGGACTAGCCGCCAAACGCTGGCAGGCGCAGCTCGAAGAGATCCGGCAGCTACCCGAAACCCAGGACCCCATCCCCTAGCCATGCGCCGCTACCCGCCACCCCGCACCGGACCACACACCGGCTGGACACCCACCCGCGACCGTGCCAAGCAGCAGGCATTCCGTAACGCCCTCATCCAACGGGCAGGCGGACGCTGCGAGTACCGGTGGTTCACCCCAGACAAGGGCATGTGGGTACGGTGCTCAAGTGCCGACCGGCTCCAAGCACACCACGACCAGCCCGGGTACGACCCATCATGCGGCAGGCTGCTGTGCTGGACGCACCACAAGCACGAGGACCCCCATGCGCGCTAGCCAATACCGCACCCTCCTCGACGGCCGCACCGACACCATGTGGAACCGGTACCGGCACAGCGACACCCTCGACCTACTCCACGCCCTACGCCGCAACCAGCAAGCAGGCCGGTACCTCATCGCCGGCGACATCGCAGCCATCCGCGCCCAACTCGAACGAGGCCAAACCCTCAACGACCTCGGCAAGCCCACGCTGCGACGCATCCTCGACGAACGCTTCGAATACGTCGCAGCCGAAAACCGAGAAGGAAGAGCATGAACACCGCCCAAGGGGGGAGGGTCGAAAAGTTCCGTGACCCGAGCTCATCACCCTGCCAGTCGCTCGCGCGCGC